TTTTGTAGAATATGAAAGTAGGGGCAAACCTTCAGGAATAGCAACAAGCGAAGCCGACTATTATTGTTTTTGGTTCAGCGATGTTCACTGTGTAATTATAAAAACTGACAAATTAAAAGAACACTGCCGTAAATGGATAGGAACAAACCGCGATGTTTTTGGCGGTGACAATAACACAAGCAAAGGTGTTTTACTACCTATTACAATTTTTTTTGAAGATATTTATTAAAAACAGTTGTTTATTAAATAAGTATTTGTATATTTGTATATAATTAAAAACAACAACTATGAAAACAATCGCAGAATTAAACGCAAAAATGGTATTAATTGCACAAGCAAACAATTTAACTTACGAGCAATTTAGAAAGTTACCAAGAAAAAGATTTATTGCAATGTGCAATACTTATAACAACAAATAATTTAAAACAAAAACTATGAAACATTTATTTAAAAGTTTAGCAGCGTTCCAACAAGAAGTACCTGTTATTCACAAAGCAACACAAGGTTACGGTTACACTTACGCAGATTTACCGAAAATCTTTGAAGTAATTAATCCATTATTAAAAAAACACGGATTAGGATTTACTCAATTAATTAATGGAACACAAATTGCAACTTGTTTATTTCACGTTGAAAGTGCTGAAAGTATCGAAAGCAAAATTGATATTCCGCAAGGAGTAATTTTAAAAGGAATGAATGAGTTCCAAGTATTAGGAAGTGCAATTACTTACTTAAGACGTTACGCTTTAAGTTCAATGCTTGGTTTAGTTACGGACAAAGACACAGACGCTTCTGGAGAACAAGTAAAACACGAACCTAAAAAACCAACTATAACAAACGAACGTTTTCAAAAAGCAATTGACGCCATAGGTAAAGGAGAATTTACAACCGAGCAATTAATCGCAACTTATTCTTTGACACCTGCACAATTAAAAACGTTAGAAGTATGAAAATACGTTGTTCAGCATTGGGGCGGTTAATGACCGCTCCACGCACCAAGACCGAAACATTAAGCAAAACAGCAAAGAGTTACATCCAAGAACTTGTTTTAGAAGAAAAATTCGGTATTAAAAAAGAATTTAGTTCACGTTACACGGACAAAGGTTTGCAATGCGAAGACGAGGCAATAAGTTTAGTAAATGATGTTTTAGGTTTAGGGTTTATATTCAAGAACGAAGAACATTTTAACAACGAATGGATAACAGGAACACCGGACGTAAACACGAATGAAATTCTTTTAGACATTAAATGTAGTTACGAAGCACACACGTTTCCGTTCTTTGAAGATGAAATACCAACTAAAGATTATTACTATCAATTACAGGGTTATATGTGGCTAACAGGAAAAACCGAAGCATTACTTTGTTATTGTTTAGTCAATACTCCTTTAGAAATAGTTGAAGACGAAATTAGACGTGAACATTGGAAACAATTTAAAATTGACGAAGACGCAGAAATTAGGGAATACGTAGAAAAGAAACATAACTTCGACCACCTTCCAGAACAAACAAAAGTAAAAGTCTTTAAAATAGAACGAGATGAAACTGTAATTTGGGAAATACAAACAAAGGTTGAAGAAGCAAGAATTTATTTTAACAGTTTAATTGAAACAATATGAAAGCAATACTATTATTTATAGTAATTATTGGATTACTTTTACCTATTGCAATACTTTTATGGAAAATGTTAATTGATGAATTTAAAGGTAAATAATATGAAAGCAATACTTGAATTTAACCTACCTGAAGACAAAGAAGATTTTGACTTTGCAACCAACGGAATTAATTATTATTCAGCATTATTTGATTTTGACAATTGGTTAAGAAGCGAATACAAATACAACGGTAACGAAGCAATGTTTGAAGTAAGAAAAAAACTAAACGAATTTATTAACGAAAACAACGTGAAAATATGAAAGAGAAAACAATCGCAATTATTATTTGGATAGCAATTTATGGTTTTGCTGCCGTTGGTATTTACAATTTATTTAATTGGTTGATATGACACCACAAGAAAAAGCAAATGAGTTGCTTAAAAAATACTCTTGTTATTTTCACGGAGTAGATGAAAATGTTGTTTATGATGTAGTTATTCATAATGACGCCAAACAATGTGCATTAATAGCAGTTGATGAGATTATTAAAGTTTGTCCATATATAAGGCAAAAAGATTGGGAAACCTTAGAACAATTAAACGCTGCAAATATTTACTTTGTAGAATATTGGAACGAAGTTAAACAAGAAATAGAAAAATTATGAACATACAAATACAAGACAAAAACGTTTTAAGCGTTATGGCTAAATTCAAGGAACGTTCAGAAGCAGGAATAAAGAAATACAAGACAACGTTAGAACGAACCGATTTAACAACGTTAGAATGGCTTACACACGCACAAGAAGAAGCAATGGACTTTGTTCTATACTTGGAGCGACTAAAACACGAATACAAACAATTTAAATAAATAAAAATGGAAACAAGAAACAACACAGGTGCAATTTTTAAGAATGACAACAAAAAAGCGGAAAACCACCCAGATTACAAAGGCAAGGTAAACGTAAATGGCAAAGATATGGAAGTTGCTTTGTGGTTGAAGACTTCAGCAAAAGGAGTTAAATTTATGTCAGCTTCATTTAGCGAACCATTTGTAAAAGGTGAGCCACAAATTAACGGAACTTTAAAACAACCAAGTTATGTTAATTTAGATGTAAACGACGATTTACCATTTTGATATGTACATACAAGACGAACAGTTACGAACTGAAGTAAAAAACATTTTAAGGTTAAAAACACGAAACAGCATCGTAAAAGAAATACAAAGTAACGGGAGTAAATTTCACTTTTTCCAACTTACAAACTTTTTGGAAGGCAAAGACGTTTCACTTTCAACGCTTAAAAAAATAGATTACTTCATAAATAGATAAAATTTTCAAGTTAAAAACGTAGGCGCAGACTTAATTGTTTGCGCTTTTTTTGTTCTACACAACTAATTGTTAATAAATTCGTCTTTGTATTGTTGAAAAATTAATCATACATTTGCTTAATATCTAAACAATTAAAAATTGGAATGGTTAACTAAAGTTGCAAAGCATCATAACGAATGGGTTAAAATGGTTAATCAATTTGGCGAATACTTCTTTGCTGAAGACATAGTACAGGAAACTTACATAATGTTAATGAAGTGGAGCAGCGAAGAAAAACTATTTAAAGACGGAAACATAAGTAAAGGTTATATGTGGTTAGCTTTAAAAAATACTTTCCTTCAACACGTGAACAAAAACAACAAAATTAAATTTATACCTTTAGACGATGTTTACAATTTAGCAGAAGAAAACAACACCGAAGAAAACGAAGCTTACAACGATTTGTTAAATAACGTAGATATTGAATGTGATAGTTGGCATTGGTACGACAAACAATTATTTGAGTTATACAAAAACACGAATAAAAGTTTAAGACAAATAAGTAGTGAAACAAACATAAGTGTAACAAGTATATTTAACACTGTTAAAACTTGCAAAAAACGAATTAAAAATAACGTAGGTGAAGACTACCAAGATTTTATAAATAAAGATTACGAACTAATAAAAAAGAAAAAATGAAAAGTAAAGGATTAGGCGATACAATCGCAAAAATTACAGAAGCAACAGGAATAGACAAACTTGTTAAATTTATTGCAGGTGAAGACTGCGGATGTGACGAACGTAAAGAAAAGTTAAACAAACTATTTCCGTATGCAAAACCGTTGTGTTTAACAGAAGACGAGTTTAACACGTTAGACGCTTATTTTAAGCAAAACACGAACACACTTACAAGCGATGAACAAACAAGTCTAATAGCAATTAACAACAGAGTATTAAACCAAAAATTAACCTTCAGCACCTGTTCAAGTTGTTTAAGAGATTTAGTAAGTAAGTTAAGAGTAATTTACAACGAATATACTCCAGAACAAGCAGAAGAAGAAACGACTGAAGAAATATAAGTTAATAACGAAACAATAACGAAAAAATGGCTAACGAACAAAACTTAAAAAACTTTAAAAAAGGCGAAGTATCTAATCCAAATGGAAGACCAAAAGGAAGTAGAAACCGCAGCACTATTGTAAAAGAGTTGTTAGAATTTGCTTCAAGTCAAAAGAACGTTTTAACAGGCGAACAAGAAACTTTAACGCAAGAACAAGCAATTACTTTGGCTATGTTATTAAAGGCAAATAAAGGAGACGTAAACGCTTACAAAGCACTTATGGATAGTTGTTATGGAGCGCCTAAACAAACTACAGATACTAACTTAAGTGTTTCCGACTTTGATGTAAAAGACTTATTTAAAATTGATAGTCTTAAATAAAAAGTTTAATTATTTAGGAAGTCCTTCACGTTACTTTATTGTAACAGGTGGTCGTGGTTCGTCCAAGTCTTACAGCGTTACAACGTTCTTACTTTTACTTACAAAGGAAAGCGGACACGTTGTTTTGTTTACACGTTACACTTTGGTTTCGGCATCCATTTCAATCATACCGGAATTTATAGAAAAAATTGAGTTGATGCAAATGGAACAAGATTTTGTCGTAACAAAAGACGAAATAATAAACCTACAAACAGGAAGCAAAATAATATTCAAAGGAATAAAGACAAGTTCTGGAACACAAACGGCAAATTTAAAATCTTTACAAGGAGTTACAACGTGGGTTCTTGACGAAGCAGAAGAACTTACAGACGAAGACACGTTCGATAAAATTGATTTATCTATAAGGCACAAGACAAAACAAAACCGTGTTATTCTTATTCTTAATCCTACAACAAAAGAACATTTTATATACGACAAGTTCTTTGAAAGTAAAGGAATAGAACAAGGCACAACACTAATAAAAAACGATACCACGTACATACACACAACGTACTTGGACAATATAGAAAACCTATCCGAGTCTTTTTTAAAACAGGTTGAATACATAAAAGAACGAAGACCTGAAAAATACAAACACACAATACTTGGCGGTTGGTTAGACAAAGCTGAAGGAGTTATATTTACAAATTGGAAGATTGGAGAATTTAAAGAAGTTGGAGTAAGTGTGTACGGTCAAGACTACGGATTTAGTGCAGACCCTACAACTTTAGTCAAAACTAATATAGACAAAGCAAACAAAATTATTTACGTTAAGTTACTGTACTACAAACAGGCGTTAACCACAAGCCAAATAGCAAGGTTAAATTCAGACTTTGCAGCTAAAGATTTAATAGTAGGTGATAATTCAGAACCACGATTAATAAGCGAACTAAACGCTTTAGGTAATAATGTTGTGCCGACAATCAAAGGAGCAGACTCTGTTATTTACGGAATAAGTTTACTACAGGATTACGACCTTGTAATTACAGAAGATAGCATAGATTTAATAAAAGAACTAAACAACTATTCTTGGCTTGAGAAGAAGTCAAAAACACCAATAGACAAACACAACCACGCAATAGATGCTTTGCGTTACGCAGTAGCATATCAATTAGACAATCCAACAAAAGGTTTATATTTTATACGATGAACGATTTAGAAATAATGATGCAATGCGTACAGATTTACATCTACCAAAAAAAAGGTGTAAAGGTTCGTATTTATTTACGAGATATTAGGGATATTAATATGTTAAAACACGCATACGATTACATACAAAAAAACGAACACAACAAAAACACGAATAATTAATTATTAAGATATGAAGTTAGAAATAAACGTACCAACTACTTTAAGTGAAATACCATTAAAAAGCTACCAAGAATTTTTAAAAGTTCAACAGGGAAGCAATGACGAAGAATTTATAGCACAAAAAATGGTTCAAATATTCTGCGGTATAGAATTAAAGGATATTGTAAAAATGAAGTTGACAAGTTTAAACGAATTAATTTTACACTTTAAAAACTTGTTTGAGCAAAAGCCGAAGTTTCAACCAACGTTTAAAATAGGTACACAAGAATTTGGATTTATTACAAACCTTGAAGAAATAAGTTTTGGCGAATATGTAGACTTGGAAAACAATTTACTGAAGTGGGAAGATTACCATAAGGCAATGGCTGTTATGTACCGACCTATTAAAATGAAGTTCAAGGATAAATACGAAATAATTGATTACAAACCTATGGAAGAAATGAACGAGTTAATGAAGTTTACGCCTGTAGACATAGCTATTAGTTCAAGTGTTTTTTTTTGGAATTTAGGAAGCGAATTATTGACAGCTACGCTTACTTATTTGGAGCGGCAGATAAAGATGAACAAGAAGACGGAAACGAGTTTAGCGAACAAGCTCAATTTGGAAAACAATGGGGTTGGTATCAATCAGTTTATGCACTCGCTCAAGGAGACATTACAAGATTTGACACAGTCACCGGATATAGACTTACTATGTGTCTCAACTATCTTACCTTCGAAAAGCAAAAGCAAGAAATTGAACAACGCCAACTTAATAAACTAAAACGATGACAGGTTATTACAACTTATTAGACAAATTAAAAACACACTTTGACGCAGACGTTATTGTTAACACGGTAACACAAGGTGACATATTCAAAGTTGATTTAAGCAAACAAACAATATTTCCTTTATTACATATAATGGTAAATAACTGCACGTTAGACGAACGCACAACAACTTGGAATATTAGTTTAATAGCAATGGATATTGTAGACTTGTCCAAGAACGCAACAACTGATATATTTTTAGGTAACGACAACGAAATAGATGTTTTGAATACACAACACGCAGTATTAAATAGGGCGTATGAAATAATAAAACACGGAAGTTTAGCATACGATTTATTTATGGTTGAAGGAACTGCAAATTTAGAACCATTTACAGAAAGGTTTGAAAATTATATGGCAGGATGGACTATGACTTTTGACGTAGTAACACCGAACGAAATGACAATTTGTTAAGATGAAACAAAGCGAAGTACAAAAAGAACTTGAAAGGTTTCGCGATTACGTTATTAAAGAAGCACGTTCTAATTTAACACGAAGTCAAAAGAACGTTTCTAAGGGACTTTACGAAAGTTTAAAGGGAAATGTAAAGGCAATGCCTAATTCGTTAAGTATGGACTTTGAAATGAATCAATACGGGCAATTTCAAGACAAAGGAGTTAAGGGCGCAAAACCAAGTTTAGTAAAAAACGGAAAACAAAAAGCTCCGAATAGTCCGTTTAGTTTTAAAAGTAAAATGCCACCTGTTGAACCTTTGAGTAAATGGGCGCAAAAAAAGAATATAAGATTTAG